CGGTTCCGAACACGCAATCCACGTGGAGCTATCCGCTGGACGGCTTCTGTGAGCGGAATCTCCGGTGGGCAAAGCTGCTCCGGCGGATGGGCCACGAGGTCTATGTCTACGGGATCGAGGAGAACGAAGCCGAGTGCACCGAGTTTCTCTCCTGCATGAGCAAGGCAGAGCAGCTCGCGCAGATTGGCTCGCTGCCCTATCAGCAGGTGCCGTTTGAACCGCAGTCGCCGCTGTTTCTGACGTTCAACACGCGGGCGGCGCATCTCCTACGGGATCGCAAGGAAGCGGGCGATGTCATCACGACGATCGCGGGATCGGCGCAGATGTTCGTCAGCCAGTGGCATCCCGAGTTGCTGATGCTCGAGTATTCGATCGGCTATCGTGGGGTGGCGGCCGATTTCCGGGTCTATGAATCGCAGGCGTGGCGGCATACCGTCGGCGGCTATATGGGCGTGGACGGCTGCCGTCCGTTTGACACGGTGATCCCGCCGTGGTTCGACGCCTCTGCCGTGCCGGTGAATCTCCGCGGTGGCGACTACGTCGCCTACTGTGGGCGGCTCGTGCCCGCCAAGGGGCTGCGGATGGCCTGTCGCGCGGCGCAGGAAGCCGGCGTGCGGCTCGTTGTGATCGGGGCTGGCGATTCGTCGCTCGTGACCTATGGCGAGTATGCTGGGGCCGTCTCGCGGCTGGATCGGGATAGGATCCTGGCCGGCGCACGCGCGGTGCTGATGCCGACGCAGTATTGCGAACCCTTCGGGAACGTCTCGGCGGAGGCGCAGCTCTGCGGGACCCCGGTGATCGCGTCCGACTGGGGCGCGTTCACCGAGAGCGTGGAACAGGGCGTGACGGGGTATCGTTGCTCGACGCTGGGCGAGTTCGTGCAGGCGATCGATCTGGTGGGCGATCTGGATCGGGCCGTCGTGCGCCAGCGCGCGGTGGATCGGTTCAGCGAAGAGGCGGCGATGCGTGCCTATGGCGCCTATTTCGATCGGTTGACCGAGGCGCGCACGCACGGACAATGGACACAGCGGCGCACGTTGCTGCGAGGAGCACCTGATGCAGATCGATCTGAACAACCTGACGGCCGAGCAGAAGCAGGCCCTGCGCGAGGCGCTGGGTCTGCCGTCGGAGAACCAGGGCCGTTCGCCGGAATACGGGAATCGGCAGCTGCATGATCTGCGACTGCTCCCGACGTCGACCGATCCGCGCCCGACGTTTTTCTTCATCGAAGCGCCGCGCGATCGCGATGTGAGCAAGACCTACGAATTCGAGCACGGCAAGCTGATGTGGTCGTCGGACGGCACCGAGATCTGCGTCCGCTCGCGTGCCGAGCAGGACGCGAAGCTGAAGCAGGGCTACAGCCTGATGCCGATCGGATCGATGCCGGTGGATCCGGACGCCGAACGGAAAGCGCTGCTCGCGTCGTTGTCGCCGGACGATCGGAAGCTCGTGCTGGCGTCCCACAAGAAGGCGCACCTTGGGCGCATTGAAGACGCGCTCGCGGATCTGACGCCGGATGAAGTCAAGGCGCTGTCAGAGGCGTAACGCGTGGCCCTCGTCCGCACGATTCTCACGAACAGCCTGATCGAGATCGGCTATCTCGCGCCGGGAGAAACCCCGAACGCGGCGATCGCGGCGATCGGGTTGTCGTGGCTGCAACGGATGATCGATGGCTGGGCGGCGAATCGGCTGACGCTCTCGACCCAGCTGCGCACGACATTCACGCTGACCTCGGGGACATCCTCGGTGACGCTCGGATTGAGCGGGGCCACCGTGACGATGGCGCGGCCAATGTATCTCAACGCCGTGAACTACGTGATCCCGGCGTCCACGCCAGGCGTCGAAGTGCCGATCGGGATCATGGACGAGGATGCGTATTCGTCGCTGTCGATCAAGTCGCTGCCGAGTGCATATCCGTTGCAGTGCTTCTATCAGACCGATGTCGGCGACGAAAACGGCACGCTGTTCTTCTGGCCGCAGGTGACCGGGAACATCACCATCGCGTTGTATACGGCACAGGCCGTAAGCACGCCGACGTCCCTGGACACGGATCTCCTCGGGCCGGCGGGGTATCAGGACGCGTTCCACTATGGGCTGGCGATGCGGCTGGTGACGCCGTGTGCGGTGACGATGCCGCCGTCCCTCCCCCAGCTCGCGGCGAGTGCGCTGAACACCATGATGCGGCCGAACATGGATCCCGGGCAGTTGTCGGTCGATCCGGCCGTCGTGCCGAATCTCGGCGCGGGCTACAACATCTTGTCAGACGTCACGGCGACGTCGAGGAACTAAGCATGTCGGCTCCGTATTCGCTGCATCCGCACGGCCCGATATGGCTCCAAGGCACCGGCGCGACTGCCGTGTCCGGCGCGACCGGCGTGACCACGGGGACCGGCGGGATCCTGATGCTCGGCGGGAAGGTCGCGCGGCAGACGTTCGTGTTGCAGGGGAACGACGCGACCGGCGTGATCACGGGCGGCGTGATCACGATCGAGGAAGCCTATTGGGACGCCAACGGGCCCGCATTCGGCGGCACCTGGAGTCAGATCACGACCGTCACCGGCGCGAACCTCTCGTCGGGCGCACAGCAATACGTGCATGTCTTCAGTTCGGCGTGGGCGGTGCGGGCGCGGATTAGCACCGCGATCAGTGGTGGCGGCTCGGTGAGCGTCGTGGCGTGGGGGAACTGATGACGCTGCGCGAGTATCATGCGGCGGCGTTGCGGCGGGCGATGGAGCTGTCGCGCCAGCGGCAGGATCTGACGGCCCATCTGGGCGCGTTGGAGCGCGAACAGTTGGAGGTGGCGGGGAAGATCGATTTGCTGGAGACGCTGATCGCCGAGGAATCGACCCGTGGCGAGTAGCGTCTATCTGTTTCCTGGGAATCTGACGTTTGCTGGGACGATCACGTTCACCGGCGGGGTCACGATCAACAGCAGCAGTGGGCTGACGTTCCTGAACGGCACGACGCTGACCGACCCGTCCGGCAGTGGCAAACTGCTCGTCGCCGGCACGACGCCGATGTTGCAGCTGGGCGGGACGACGACGAGCTTTCCGGCATGGAAGCGGAGCTCCAACAATTTCTATGCGCGTGACGCGGCCGATGTGGGATATGTCTCCGTCGTCGCCGATGAATTTCAGGCGATCACGAAGTTCACGCTGGCGTCGATGCTGCTGCACACGCAGGCACCGACGATTTCTTCGGGCTTCGGCAGCAGCCCCTCGATTTCGGCCAGCAATGGCGCCGCGGCGTTTGTCGTCAATGTCGGCACGGGCGGATCCGCCACCAACGGCGTGGTGTCGATGCCCACCGCCGCGACGGGATGGGTGGCGATCTGCATTGACCTCACCGCGGCCGCCGGACATACGGGGCTGCGCACGGTGCAAACCGCCAGCGCCACCAACTCGATCACCATCGAATCGCAGAACTCGGCGGGCGCGGCCACGGCGTGGGCGACGGGATCGCTCGTGCGCGTGATCGCCCTCGCCTACTAATGTCATGGCTGAACAGCACACCCTGACCACGCCAACGACCGCCACCACGACGCTCTACACGCTCACCTACGTGGGCTTCGATCTCGTCGGGCAGCGCATCGTCGTCTCCGTCACGAGCGATCAAGGCGCCCTCCTCACGCATACCTACGACAGCACGACGGTGCCGACCGGGGCGACCCTCCTTCACAACCTGAACACGGGCAACTTCTCCAGCACCAGCCTCGTCAAGATCACCCTCCAGCGCCTCGCCACCGACGGGGTCATCCCTGCGGGCAGCGTCACGGGCACGCCGAGCTGACCCATGCCGCTCCCCTCCCCGCCCGCGGTCGTCGCGCCCGCATCCGCGCATCCCTTCCATGTGATCGGCCTGCCGGCGTTGCTCGGCGGCACCGCGTGCGACATCGGCTCGACCCTCTGGGCGCTACAGCACCCCGGCGTGTATGAAGCGAATCCGCTCTATGGCCGTCACCCCTCGGCGGTCCGCCTCCTCGTCACGTCGGCGGCGGTGACGTTCCCGGCCGTCGTGCTCCTCGAGTCGCGCGCCCATCACGGCCATCCGCGTCTCGCGCTCTGGATGGCGGTGGCGCTGGGGAGCTTCCATGCCTCGCTCGCGATCCACAATCTCCGCGTGGGGCACTGATGCGCTACCCCGGCTTCGTCGGCCCCGCATATCGCAGCGCCTCGAAGATCGCGGCCGCCGATCAGCTGGTGAACCTGTTCCCCGAGAAGGTCGAATCCGGCACGGGCAAGTCGCCGTATGTGCTGTACTCGGCGCCCGGCTTCCAGCCATGGTGCACTCTCGGCGTCGTCCATACCATTCGCGGCCTGTTCACGCTGAATGGCGCGGCCTACGCGGTGGCGCACGACACGCTGTATCTCCTGCCGTCCGTCATCGGCGGATCCGCCACGGCGCTCGCGACGGGGATCAACAACCCCGACGATTCAATCGTCTCGATCGCCGGCAACGGCGACGGGGGCTTCCAGCTCGTGATCGCCTCGGCTGGGACGCTCTGGTGCTACGACCTCACGGCGCACACGCTGACGCAGATCCCCGACATCGCGGGCTCGTTCGTCGTGTTTCAGGACGGCTACTTCATCGCGCTCGATCCGACGACGAACCAGATTCACCTCTCGGGCTTGAACGATGGGTCGACGTGGGATCCGCTCGACACGCAGCAGCGCAGCGATCAGCCGGATAAATGGCTCTCGCTCCTCCTCACGCGTGGCGAAGTGTGGCTCCCGGGATCGCAGAGCGGCTCCGTCTACTACGATAGCGGGGCGCCCGATTTTCCGTTCAGCCAGAATCCGTCCGGCAAGCTCACGACGGGCATCCTCGCCCCGCGCGCCGCGCAAATCGTCGACGGCGATCCGATCTGGATCCAGCAAAATCCCGCCGGGGGCGCGATGGTCGTGCGGTTCACTGGCTATTCCCCCGTCCGCATTTCGACGCATGCCATCGAGTACGCGCTCAGCACCTACGGCTTTACGGCGCTGACCGGCGCCGATGCGTTCGTGATGCAGGACCGCGGGCACACGTTTTACGTCCTCACGGTGCCAGGCTATGCGACGTGGGTCTACGATGCCACCTCCGGACTGTGGCATCAGCGGGGCGCGTGGACCGGCGAAGACTTCGGCGTGATCCCGGTCCGCACCTACGCCTACGCCTTCGGCGCGCATCTCGTCGGGGCGCGCGAGGCAACCGGGATCATCTGGCAGACCTCACCAGACGTGTTCACCGATGTCGATGGCACGGGCCTGCGCCGTCGTCGCCGTGCGCCGCATCTCTACGACGAACAGACGATCGTGAGCTATCAACGGCTCTGGCTGGATGCCGACGTCGGGATCGGCCTCGCCAGCGGACAGGGGTCTGACCCCCAAGGGCTGTTGTCATGGTCGAACGATGGGGCGCAGACGTTTGGAAACGTGTACACGTCGGGATTCGGCGCGGTCGGGGCGTACGGCACGCGCGTGTTCTGGGGGCCGCTCGGGGCGGGGCGTGACCGCGTGTTTCAGTTCGATTATTCGGAACCGACGGCGCTGACGCTGGTGGATGCGTATCTCCGTGTCGTGGGAGGCACGTCCTAATGCCCGCGATGTGGGCCACGCATACCGCGCCGACGATCAGCGGATTCATCGACGCCACGCTCTGTGTCGGGTCCGGACAGTTCGTGGCGTCCGGCGTCGACGGTGGTCCGATCGGCGTGATCTTCACGAGTGCCGATAGTGGGGTGACCTGGACCCAACGGACGGCGGCAGAAAACAACGAGTGGCAAGCGCTCGCCACGGATGGCGCGGGTAACGTCGTCGCTGTGTCCCGCGCAGGCACGC